CATCAAGTGTAATTGAAAACTTTGCCACGCATATTTTGAACTGGTTAAATACTGAATATAAAGGCAAGTCCTTACAAAAAGATTTAATTATTGAGAGAATTTACACAATGGCTAAATATAAAGGTGAGCAAAAAGATGACTGGAACATTATAACAAGTGATAGAAACACCACTTTTGAAAATAATGTTTTAAGAGCATACTTAATTGCTGAAATTTGGTACTTTCATGATGACAGCGATTTAAGAAATACAGAAAAATCTGATTATCTTTATTTCAAAAATAATAAATTGTTAGTTCATAAAGAATATATAAAAACGGCTGATGACTTTAAAGGCACGTATGCAAGATGTTCACTTGAAAAAATTAAAGATGTTTACAACGCAATCAATAAGACTGAAAGCGAAGCGAGCAGACAAAAAAGTTTATTAAGAAAAATACAAAACCTTAATGAGGAAACTTTTAAAACTTTAATTAGATCATTTGTTAAGGAGCCTAACAAAAAAGAACAGAAGCAAGGCAACAAAGAAATTTCATTTAAGTATGACGATCTTGCTGAAAAATCACAGCTTGATTTTCAATTAATAAATGAAGCAACTCAAGATTTATTAAAAGTTATTAGTACATGGCAAAATTTATTAAACTATGTAAATGATGAAAATAATTTTGATTTAAATGATCCTGATAATATAACCGTTCAAGTTAGCAAAGAGTTAGCAAGTGAACATTTAAAAACAATTAAAGCACATCAGAAAACAATTACAGGATATAAAGAAACTGTAATTGAAGATCAAGGAATTGAGGAACACACTCAAGTCGCCTAAATAAAAAACAATTAAAGACCCATTGATTAATTTTGATGGGTCTTTTTTTATGCCTAAATTTTTTACGCCCACATCACCACAGCTTCACGACAGCTACCCCAAAGAAACTCAATAGACACACCATAGCCAGTCATTAAAGTTTTATTAAGTGGTTTACAAGTTGCTTAAAAGATACGCAATCTTGTATGCCATGATTTTATTTTTAACGTTAATCAATTGAAGATATTTAAAAGATTTTTTTATAAGACTATGAAAAAAATTTTATAGATACTTTTATTTTACCTATAAAAATAATTTTATAAATTTATCAAGGGGATAGGCAGGTAGCCTAGGGGGGTGGGTGCTATATCCTATACGCCACTACTGGAAAATTACTAAATATCTTTGTAAACCACTTTAGCGGCCACATTAGTATGGATCCTTTCGGGCATTTATCTATGGAGTCCCTAATAGGAGTACCCTATGTAATACATATAGGACCCTCGGGGGGGACCCTAATACCATTATACACCCCTATTTCGATTTTGTCAATAAAAAAATAAAAAAATGTATTGACAGAATCGCTATACAGCTGTATAATATATATAATTAGTAGTTACCAAAGGGTCACACACAATGAATACTAAAAAAACACATGGACATTCACGGTAACTACATGATATCTATAGATATTTTTGTATGGCTATAAGAAGAGTTAGGAAGTATTGGCGACCAAGCCATTATCATCGCTTCGATGAGGAGCATTTTAACAGTATATTTAGGAAAAAATCTAAAAAAAGTTGCGAACAATCACAGAAGACATTATCTCCTGGTCAAAAGACTTCTTAGAGTTACCAAATAAAGAACTAGGAGGTAAACCTGTATGTCCATACGCTAAACAGGCAAGGACATCTGGGCAGATTAACATAGTTGTAGAGGAATCTGGCGAAAAATTACTACAAACAGTTGTTAACCAGTGTAATAACTTTAAACAAACTGGTAAAAAGATCTGTATTGTAGCTTGTCCAGACCTAGAAGTGACAGCAGATGAGTTAGATAGCTATGTTCACGCACTAAATCATGTATTTGTGCCACAGGATGTATACCTGATGGCATCACACCCAGGTAATAATCTAGAACCTGTAGAGTTTTTAGAGAATACAGACTGGGAATCAGACAACGAGTTTCTAATGGTGCTTATACAACCATTCGAAGAGTTAGAAAAAGCAAGTTCTAACTTAAATAAGATAGGATTCTATAAATCTTGGCCACAAGAATACTATGAATCCACAGTAACCAAACGTAAAACTTATAGGAGACTACTATGCGAGGAATGAAAAAATCTTCAAAGAAGAATAAAAAAGAAATGATGAAAAAAAAGAAAAAGAAAAACGTAAAAAAAAAGTAAAAAAATCAACTAAGAAAAAAGGTTTACTAATAGTAATATCATGACGACATTTGCAGAACTAGCAGAATTGTTAAATAGAAAATCTAAGGAGCAAGCCCATGCAACTAGATCTAGGACTACCCGAAAAGCAAAGAGAATCAAGAAAGAAAGTAAAACTAATGTGCAAGCACTGTGAACATAGCTGTCATTGCAGCAGCTCTGGTAAATGTGCTAGTTGTGCCTGCATTAACTGTGAGCATAATGCATTAGATGATTTTTACGATAGATTAGATAACAATGTTAATAGACAAGAAACAAAGTAAGGAACTAAGTGATAAACAAAAAACATTCCTTAGTACACTATTTGGAGAAGCTCAAGGCGATCCTAAAGCAGCTGCAGAACTGGCTGGCTACTCGCCTACATCTTATCCTAAAGTTGTGCAAGGACTTAAAGACGAAATACTTGAGCGTGCTGAATCAGTATTGGCAGCGCATTCTCCAAAAGCTGCAATCAGTATGGCAAATGCGATTGACGATGATGGATCGATTCCTGGTGCTAATATCAGGATGGAAGCAGCAAAGCAAGTCTTGGATAGAGTTGGTCTGGTTAAAAAAGAAAAAATAGATATTAATGCAAAAGTAGCGCATGGTATATTTATACTACCACCAAAGGAAGCATAATGGCAAAAAAGAAATCAAAAAGTAAAAAAGGAAAAGCAACGCCAACTAACCCATCGCTCTATGCAAGAGTGAAGGCAGAGGCAAAGCGTAAGTTTAAAGTATACCCATCTGCTTATGCTAATGGCTGGTTAGTCAGAACGTATAAAAAAAGAGGTGGCGGATACAGGAGTTCCTAATGGCCAAACCAAAAGGAGGATTAACAGCCTGGTTTGGTAAAGGACCTAAAGGAGATTGGGTTGATATTAGTGCCCCAAAGAAAAAAGGAAAGTTTCAAGCCTGTGGACGTAAGTCAGCAAGTAAAAGTAAAAGAGGCTATCCTAAATGTGTACCAAGATCTAAAGCAAAGTCTATGTCATCAGGACAAATTAAAAGTGCTGTATCTAGAAAAAGATCTAAAGCACAAGGAGTTGGTGGTAAACCAACAAATGTTAAAACGATATTAAAAAAGAAATCAAATGGCAAAAGATCCAAAAAAAGGAACAGGTAAAAAACCAAAAGGATCAGGTCGAAGATTATACACTGATGAGAATCCAAAAGATACAGTCAGTATAAAGTTTGCAACACCAGCTGATGCAAGAGCTACGGTTGCTAAAGTAAAAAAAGTTAATAAACCATACGCTCGTAAAATACAAATACTTACAGTAATGGAACAACGTGCAAAGGTTATGGGTAAAGACAAAGTTGTAAGTATTGCAAAGAAAGCTAAACAATCATTAAAGAGGAAACACGATGCCAAGAAATAAACCAAACGGTAAAAAAAGATTAACAGATAGTCAGATGAAAATAGCCCGTGTTGCGGAGCCTAGAAATAGAATTACATCTGCAGACTTTACCAAACTAAGAAAAAATAAAAATAGATCTGTTGTATAAAGGTAAATGATGTATGGCAAAGACTCCAGCATGGCAAAGAAAAGAAGGAAAGAATCCAAAGGGTGGGTTAAATGCCAAGGGTCGTGCGTCTTATAATAAAGGTAGAACTAAAACAGGTAAAAAACGTAACCTTAAAGCACCAAGTAAAAAAGTAGGAAATAAAAGAAGAGCATCTTTTTGCGCAAGAATGAAGGGAATGAAGAAAAAACTAACTTCTAAAAAAACAGCTAATGATCCTAATTCAAGAATTAATAAATCATTACGAGCATGGAATTGTTAAATGTCTTTAGGTCTTAAACGAAGAGTTGCAAGAACTATTCCTTTTGGCTATAAAGTTAACGAAGAGGATGATAAATTATTAGAGCCAATCCAAGAGGAACTTGAAGCTATAGAGCAAGCAAAACAATATATTAAAAGTTGTTCCTATCGAGAAGTTGCTGGTTGGATGCAAAGAAAAACAGGTAGATATATATCTGCTCCAGGTTTAATGAAAGTGTTAAAACGAAGTGAATGATGTATTACCTCCTAAACCAAAAAAGAAAAAAGTAGCTAAAGCAAAAAAATCAGCTAAAGCTAGCATTAGTGATATAGCTAAACAAGTACAAAAAGCAAAAGATAATTATCATAATGCACAAAAAAAATTAAAAAATAAAAAAGAAGTAATTAAAAAAGCTGACAATATATTAGAAAATAAACAAAATATATTTGTTGAAGAAGAGTTTGATAATGCTCCACCAAATGTAAAAGAAGCAGTTAAAGAACAAGAAGTAATATTTGAACCAAACAGTGGACCTCAAACACAATTTTTAGCTGCATCAGAAAGAGAAGTATTTTACGGTGGTGCACGAGGTGGTGGTAAATCATATGCAATGCTTATCGACCCACTACGATATTGTGATAAACAAAAGCATAGAGGTTTATTACTAAGACGATCAATGCCTGAGTTGAGAGATTTAATTAATCACTCACAACAATTATATCCTAAAGCATACCCTGGTGCTAAATGGAGAGAACAAGAAAAAGAATGGAGATTTCCGTCAGGGGCGAAAATAGAATTTGGATACGCTGAGAACACTACTGATGCACTTCGATATCAAGGTCAATCTTACACATGGATTGGAATCGATGAGCTACCACAATATCCCAATCCAGATATTTATAATTTTCTAAGGTCATCTCTTCGATCAGTAGATCCAGAGATACCAGTGTACATGAGAGCCACAGGCAATCCAGGCAACGTAGGATCAACATGGGTAAAAGAAATGTTTGTAGACCCAGCAGTTCCTAATACAAGATTTGATATTGAAATACAAACACCAGTTGGTCCAAGAAAAATAACAAGAAGATTTATACCAGCTAAGTTACAAGATAATCCATATCTGATGCAAACAGAGGATTATTATATTATGCTAGCTTCTCTACCTGAAGTACAAAGAAAACAATTCTTAGATGGTGATTGGGGAGCTTATGAAGATGCAGCATTTCCAGAGTTTAATTTATCTGATCATGTTGTAGAACCATTTGAGATGCCTAACAACTGGCATAAGTTTAGAGCATGTGACTGGGGATATTCTTCACCAGCTTGTGTACTTTGGTTCGCTATAGATTTTGATAATAACTTATGGATTTATAGAGAACTGTATACAAAAAAAGTTACAGCTGATGTATTTGCACAACAAGTTTTAAATCTAGAACACAACGAATATATAAGATACGGAGTTTTAGATTCAAGTACCTGGGCACGAAGAGGTGATGTTGGCCCAAGTATTGCAGAGACAATGATTACTGCAGGATGTAGATGGAGACCATCTGATAGATCACCAAGAAGTCGTATCAACGGTAAACTGGAATTGCACAAACGACTATCTGTTAGAGAAAAAAATAATGAAAAGAAACCATCATTGTTTATCTTTAACAACTGTGTAAACTTAATACGAACACTACCGCTTTTACCATGTGATAAAAACAATCCAGAGGATGTTGATACGCACACAGAGGATCATGCATATGATGCTTTAAGATATGGATGTATGTCTCGCCCCATTAATCCACATGGAATAGGAATAGATGGCTTTGGTAAACAACAAAGTTTTAAACCAGCAGATAGAGTATTTGGATATTAATGGATATAGACGGAAAAAAATTACGAGTTGGATTTCAAGATCTAACAATAGAATTAAAAGATGCAGATTTTAGAACAGACAATCTTACGGATTGTTATGGTCATTATCTGCAACGAGAAAATAAAATACAAATTAACACAAATTTAGAAAGTCACGATTTATTAAATACAGTAATTCATGAAGTTTTACATGCGTGTTGTTACGTTGGTGGGCTTACAACTAAATCTAATCCACTATCAGATGAAGATAGAGAAGAAGTTGTTACTAATACATTAGCTAACCAAATACATATTGTCTTACGAGATAATCCATGGCTCTTAAAATTTATACAAGAGTCATTATCAAAAACTAAACATAAGGAGAAATAACATGGACATCATGAAAAAATATAAACAAGGTGATTTAGACGAAGTGCCTAGTGCAAAAACTGCTAACGATCCTATGAATCTTCCTGCTGATGAAGTAGGCGGACAAAATGTCGATGCACCAAAAGTAAAAACTAATATGGTGGACGGCAAAATTTTTTCAATGGCTGATGAAAGAGATTACTAAAGGTAATTAAATGGCTATTGAAAATTCAGATGATACTACTATTAGTTTAGATGAACCTAAAGAAAAAGAAAAAACTACTGAAAATTTTGACGGTCTTCAAGGCTTAGTTAAAAGTAGATTTTTTCGAGCAGAGGATGCTAGACTTTTTGATGAAAGCAGATGGTTAAGATCATATCGTAACTATAGAGGAATCTATGGTTCTGATATGTCTTTTACTGAAAAGGAAAAGTCTAGGGTATTTGTTAAAATAACTAAAACAAAAGTTTTAGCTGCTTTTGGTCAACTAATTGAAGTTTTATTTTCAAGTGGAAAATTTCCAATTGGGGTAGAGCCAACAACAATACCTGATGGTATTGCAAAATATGCTAGTTTATCTGAAGAAGATACTAAAGTAGAACCTAAAGTAGAAATAAAAGATATCTATGGTTATGAAGGTGATGGTAGAGAAGTTCCTCCAGGAACTACATCTGCTGATTTATTAAGAGGACTTGCAGAAAAGTATGAAGGTTTAGATTTAAAAGAAGGACCCTCAATTCAATCTCCTCAAATTCCTCAAATAGAACCAGCTAGAGAAGCATCTGAAAATTTACAAAAGTTATTACACGATCAATTAGAAGAAACTTCTGCTATAACTATGTTACGGCATGTTTTATTTGAAATGGTTTTACTTGGAACTGGGGTTTTAAAAGGACCATTTACTCATGAAAAAGTTTTACATAAATGGGATAAAGGGGAAGAAGGCGAGACTGTATATAGTCCAAAAATTAAAACAGTACCTAAATTAGAAGCTGTTAGCATATGGAATTTTTATCCAGATCCAGATGCAACAACTATAGAAGATTGCGATTATGTTATACAAAGACATTCATTTAATAGATCACAGCTAAGAGACTTACAGAATAGACCATACTTTAGAAAAGAATCAATTAAAAAATGTTTAATGATGGGTGCAAACTATGAAGTTCGTGGATTTGAAACTGCATTACTAGATAGAGAAAATGTAGATGATCTTCAAAAAAATAGATTTGAAATTTATGAATATTGGGGATCAATGGATAGATTACTCGCTGAAGAAGCAGGTCTTGAAATTAGTGAAGAGATGGAAGAACTTGATGAAGTTCAAGTAAATGCATGGATTTGTAATGGACATATACTAAGATTAGTTATGAATCCATTTACACCTGAAAGAATACCATTTCATATCTGCCCATATGAAATAAATCCATATCAATTTTTTGGTGTAGGTATACCAGAAAATATGGAAGATGCACAAATGGTAATGAATGGCCACGCAAGAATGGCTATAGATAATTTAGCATTAGCAGGTAATTTAGTATTTGATATTGACGAAACACAATTAGTTCCAGGACAAGATATGAGTATATATCCTGGTAAAATATTTAGAAGGCAGTCTGGTGTAACAGGAACTGCAATTAATGGATTAAAGTTTCCTAATACTGCACCAGAAAATTTAATGATGTTTGATAAGTTTAGACAACTTGCAGATGAATCAACAGGTATACCATCATACTCTCATGGTGCAACTGGGGTTCAATCAACTACAAGAACAGCAGCAGGTATGTCAATGCTTATGGGAGCAGCTGCATTAAGTATTAAAACAGTTGTTAAGAACATAGATGATTATTTATTAAGACCTCTTGGCGAATCTTTATTTGCATGGAATATGCAATTTAATGATGATATTGAAGCAATAAAAGGTGATCTAGAAATTAAAGCAAGAGGCACATCTTCTTTAATGCAAAAAGAAGTTAGGTCACAAAGATTAATGACGTTTATGCAAACCGCTAATAATCCAAACATCGCCCCGTTTGTTAGATGGCATTCTATACTAAAAGAAATTGCAAAATCATTAGATATAGATCCAGATCAATTAATTAATGATCCAGAGAATGCACAAATTTTTGCAAAAATAATGGGGATGACAAATGGAAACCAACAAGCTCAAGGCAATAATCAACAACAAGGTGGCATGGGACCTAATCAAGGAGTACCTCCAGGAGCAAATCCAGCAGACGCAACAGGAGTTGGAGGTGGCAACATCGGAACAGGAAATGTTCCGCAGCCAGGGGAAGCTGATTTCTCTCAAGAGATTGCTTTTCCTAGAGTCGCAGCTAACCAAGAAGGACGATAAAAGTAGAAGGTTTTTTTAAATGGCACTATACGATACACCACCAGCTATAGATCCAAGAACTGGAAGATTGCCTAATTATAAACAAGTAATGAAAGTTGATCAAACAACTGGTGTGTATAAACTTAAATATGAATATACTAAACCTGCACCATTAACTTCTGCAGATTTAGTAGGGGGGCAAACGCCTGCCCAAGTAACGCAAACAAAATTAACTACTCCTCAAACTGAATTTTTTACTCCTTCTTATACAGGAGGAGATGGTGGAGACGGTGGCGATACTGGTGGTGGTGACACAGGTGGTAACACAGGTGGTGGCACAGGTACCAGTACAAGTATTGTAGGAAATCAAGATGGTGGTCAAGGTGGTGGCGGTGATCGTAATATGAATCAAACAGCATCATTTGATATTAGACAAATGAGCACTCAAGATTTATTGGCTGGACTTAATCCTGAATCTGCACAAAATTATATTAGAAAAGGTATAGGTTTAATTGCACCAACTCCTGTATCATTAGGTTTGGGGGTATTAAGTTATTTTCAAAAGGCTAGTTATAGAAGAGAGTTAGAAAGAAGGGCTGCAGAAGATGAACTAAATTTAAGTGCTATAACTACTGGCTTAACAAATGAACAGTTATTAGATTTAGCAAATATAAAAGATTTATCTGAAACAATAAAAACAGGTATAATGGATTCTATGTTTGTGGCTAAACAAGATCCAATGACTGGAGACGCACAAGTAGCAGAAAGTATATATGGACAAAGTCCTAATTTAGGCGTAGCTTCTGGTACAATTGTACAAGATCCAATGACTGGAGATGCATCAATAGCAGAAAATATATTTGCAGAAGATCGTTACCAAGCAGCTTTAGAACGTAGTGCACAAAATTTAGAACAAGAAAGAGGCGGTATAATACAAGGATCTGGACCAGATATAACAGAAAAAGCTAAAACATTTGGACAACTTAAAAACTCTGCAATTGATGAAGGTAATTATTCAGCTGCTATGAGTAACTCTATGTTACAGTCTGGTTATATGGGTCTATCAAGAGATACTGCAGAAAAAAATAAAAATAAAGATTTTAGTGCTGCTACTGCAAATGCAGGGTTTGGATATGAGGGAGAAACTAAAACACAATTTAAAGGAACCTCAATGGAGAGTACTCAAACAGGAACCTATAGTGAAAGAAGAGCAAAAGAAAGAGAAGGACTTAATGAAGATGGATCTACTGCACCAGGATCAGTAGCAGAAGCAAGAGAAATAGCAGGACAACAAGAAAGAGAACCAGGAACTTCTGTAAATACAGATGACGCTGTTGATAATAAAGCTAGAAAAAATGAAGTATCAGACGCAAATGGCAACGTTGTAACAAATACTCAAACAGATGAGGATGGCAATAAAACTACTACAGCAGTAGTTAGTAATCCTGCTAATAATAAAAAACTACAAGAAAAACAAAAAGATAAAAATAGAAGTGAAAAAATAGTTTGTACCATGATGAATGAATCATATGGCTTTGGATCTTTTAGAAATAAAATATGGTTAAAGCATTCTAAAAATTTAAAACCAGAGTATCAAATAGGATACCATAAATTATTCTTACCACTAGTTAACTATGCAAAAGGTAATAAATTATCTAATTTAATTGTAAAAAAAATATTAGAGCATATTGCTAGGCATAGAACTTTAGATATAAGGCAAGAAATGAGAAATAATAAAAGACATATTTTAGGTAGAGTATATAGAATTATATTAGAGCCAATATGTTATATAGTAGGAAAAAAGGAGATGAAGAATGGCAAACGGTAATATGGGAATGATGGCACCACCAGGAAAACCTGCAATGAATCCTGAACCAGGACCAATGCAAGCTGCTCCTGTACAGCAACAAGCACAACAAATGGGATTAAACATTGATCAAGGCCAATTTGCACAAGCATTAAATACATTAGATGAATCTGATATTCAAGCTCTAGAAACTCACTTAACACCAGTAATGAAAAAAGCAGTAATAAAATTATTAGGTCCTGGTATAGAACCACTAATAAAAGACCTTGGGCCTGAAGAACCTACAATAAATATACCTGTATCTGTTGTTGCACAAGCATATCCAGCAGATAGTATTGAATCTTCTATTGAAATGATGGGTAGAGATTTTGCAGGAAAAGCACAAAACGATATTCCTAAATCACCACAAGGTGGATTAGGCGGAGAACCAATGATGGAATCTCCACAAACTAACGTGCCACCTATGCCGCCAATGGCATAGCACACGAGGGCTACCCTTCCCATAAGGCACCCAACTCAACTAAGGAGGACAATATGGTTGACGAAACGCAAGATGTAGTAGAAACTACAGAAGAAGAACAAATAGTAGAAACTACAGCTGAAGAGGAACAAGTACAAGAAATACTTGAACCTACACCTTATCAAAATAATTATAGAAGAGATCTCGATGATAAGGATACTGATACAGCTACCGAACAACAGGACACCGAAGAAAAAGAGGCTACTCCTGAAGAACGCCCTGTAACAGCCGAGGAAAAGGCTTTTAAGAAACGTTATGACGATCTTAAACGCCATTACGACAAAACTTTGAACAAACATAAAACCGAAGTTACAAAACTAAAAACGCAAGTTGAACAGGCTACGAGCCAAATGTTACCGCCTAAAGATCCAAATGAACTTCAGGCATGGAGACAAAAATATCCAGATGTCTATGATGTTATAGAATCTGTTGCTTTAAATCAAGCAGATGCTCGTGCTAAAAAGTTAGAAGAAAAATATGAATTTCTACAAACTCAACAAGCGCAAATTGCTAAAGAAAAAGCAGAAGTAGAATTATTAAAGAAGCATCCTGACTTTCAGGAAATTCGTGCAACAGATGATTTTCACGAATGGGTATCAGTACAAGATCCAACAATACAAGGATGGCTGTATGATAATCCAGATAATGCTGATTTATGTGCTAGAGCTATTGATCTTTATAAAATAGATAAAGGTATTACTTCTAAAAAAAGTAAAGTTAAAACTGAAACTTTAAAGAAAGAAGCAGCTAAAGCTATAACTTCAACTAAAAAAGCAAATCAAGTAAATGTAACTGAAAAGAAAATTTGGAGTGTTGCAGAAATTTCTAAGTTAAAACCTCATGAATTTGATAAACACGAAAAAGAAATTATGTTAGCTAGAAGAGAAGGTCGTATAAAGCAATAAGTAAAAACTTAACTTAACGCTATAAGGAGAATAATATGGCAATATCAAGATCAAGTGGGTATAATAACCTACCTAATGATAATTTCATACCTGAAATTTATAGCCAGAAGGTTCAAAAGTTTTTCAGAACTGCTTCGGTTGTTGAAGATATTACAAACACCGACTACGCTGGAGAAATTGAAAATTTTGGTGATACGGTAAGAATTATTAAAGAACCTGTGGTCACTGTCGCATCATACACTCGTGGTGCTGCAATTGATACACAAAACTTAGCTGACGATCAAATTACATTGGTTGTTGACCAAGCAAATGCTTTTGCATTTAAAGTAGATGATATCGAAGAAAGACACTCTCATATTAATTTTGAGTCTGTTGCATCTTCATCTGGTGCTTATGCTCTTAAAAATGCATATGACAAAAACATCATCGCTGCAATGTTTGCTGGTGCAGGAACTACTGTTGGATCTGATGGATCTGGACAAGATGTAGGCACTTACGCAGAAGGTCTGTCTCTATCTGGTACACCAGAAATTGATCCAGTTAACATAATAGCTAACCATGCTAAAAGACTAGACTCTGCTGATGTTCCAATGGAAGGAAGATGGTTTTTAGCAAGCCCTGACTTCTACGAAGAACTAGGTAAAGCAAACAGTAAATTAATGGCTGATACTACTGGAGCTGCTGGACCACTAAGAAACGGTCAAGTATACAATGGAAAAATCCATAACTTCACAATGTATCAAACTAATAACTTTGCTGCGTCAAGCACATCTAATTACTTCAAAGTGCTTTCTGGACATATGTCTTCTACTGCAACTGCTAATCACATTGCAAAAATGGAAGTTGTAAGAGACCAGGAATCATTTGCTGATGTTGTTAGAGGTTTACACGTCTTTGGCAGAAAAGTTCTAAGATCAGACGCTCTGATTGCAGAACACATTTTAATTGATTAATAAGGAAGGAACAATACAATGGCAACATATGATCTTACTGCGAGTACTACTGCTACAGGTAGACCGTCAAGAATGAACCCAGGTGTAAGAACTCCTTACCTTGTGGAAAACACTGTAGATATTTCAAAAGTGAACAATTCTTCTGGAGCTGCTCAAAATGATTTACTACAAATAATTGATGTACCTGCTGAGACTTTAGTTTTACACGCTGGTATAGAAGTGCTTACTGCACTTTCTAGTAGTGTAACTTTAGACTTAGGTATGACTGACGTAGATAACTTTGTTGATGGAGATACAAATGCTACTGGTTACGCAACGCTAACTGCGACTGCTAGACCAGCACCAAATGCATCTGCTGATACAATTGATATCACAGTCTTATCTGCAGCCTCTACAGCTGGTAAAGTCCGAGTTTGGGCTATACTATGCGATGTGTCTGGAACTTACGAGACAGCAAGTAACGCATAAAAAAAATTAGAGGGGAGTCGTTAGACTCCCTTCTTCTATGGAAGGAAGTTATGGCAACTTACGATTTAAGAAAAAAATCAGAAGTTTCTACAGGACAAATAAAGAAACCTTTTTTTGGACAGACAGTTAGTTTAGAAGCATTTGATGAATTAGAAAAAAAAGTATTAGAACAAGATAAAAAATTAGATAAGATATTAGAACTATTAAGAGATTAGTATGAATTACCTACAACTTACAAACGCAGTATTAGCAGAACTTAATGAGGTGCAACTCACTTCTTCAAATTTTGCATCTAGTAGTGGTATTCAAACAACTGTAAAAGATATTATTAATAAGGCATTAAGAGATGTATATTCATCAGAATTAGAGTGGCCTTGGCTACATAGTGATAAAACACAAGTTACATACGCTGGACAAAAAGAGTACTCATTACCAACTGATTTTCGATCAGTTGATTTTGAGTCTTTTTATTTAGTGCCTACAGAATTAGTAACTAATTCTACTTTTGATAGTAATATAACTAACTGGTCAACAGTATCAGGATCACCAGCATATAACTCTGGTGGTAATGGAAGATTAAGATTAAATGCAGCAGCAGCTTCTGCAAGTTTATCTACAATAAAAAATAAAGAATATAGAGTACAGGTAAGAGTTATGGATACATCATCTGGTGGCTCTAGTTTAAAAGTACAAGTAGGAACATCAGCTGCAGGCACACAAAATTTAAACACAACTGTTACCGTAACAGATTTTGGTAATGGTAAAATATTAGATACAAAGTTTACAGCAACAGCATCTACAACACATATCACATTAGATAATGATGATTCTAATAATTTAGATGTAGATTTTGTAAAAGTATCAGAAAATATACCACCTAAAAAATTAGTGTATATAACTTATGATGATTACAGAAGAAGATTTTTATCAACAGCACAAACTAATAATAGTGATCATTATGGTACACCTGATTATGTATTTAAAACACAGGACGATAAGTTTGGTTTATACAGAGTTCCTGATTCAGATGGCTATACAATAAACTATGAGTATTGGAAAACACATTCTGATTTATCTGGATCAACAGATACTCCAGATATACCAGCTAGATTTCATGATGTAGTTGTAGCAAGAGCTAAATACTATATTTATAATCTTAGATCTGATCCACAGTTTACACAGTTTGCAGATAAAGATTTTAGAGAGGGTGTTAAAAGAATGAGAATAGAATTAATTAACGCACCAAGTGAAATGTTAGATACTAGAATAAATTTAGGGTATAATAGAAGGGGTGCAATTAGTGGCTGATACTTCACAGATATCACCTTTTGTATTTGGTTGCGGTGGAGGACTTGTACTAAACAAAGACTCATTTTCATATCAACCTGGAGAGTCAAAAGTATTAACTAACTTTGAGCCAGATGTAAATGGTGGGTATAAAAAAATATTAGGTACAACAAAGTATAATTCTAATATTGTGCCACAAGTTTCAGCATCTAGCGAACGAGTTGTAATGAGTGCACTATTTAGCGAAAAAGTTTTAGCAGCTAGAGGTGGTAGTATACATAGAGCAGGGACATCAGGTAGCTGGACATCTACAATAACTGGACTAGGAACACCTACTAGAAACTATGAGTTTAGAAAATTTAATTTTGATGGAACTGAAAGAATAATTATTACTACAGGAACTTCTAGCCCACAGCTTTTAACTGCAGCGTTTTCTGCATCAGTTGTAAATGCAACAGGTACAGCAAATTTTAAACATGTAGAAATATTTAAGAACCATATATTTTTTGCAGGTAAACCAACAGCCGAACAAGAAATAAGTTTTATGGGTCCGTTTCAAACTAATGATTTTACATCAGGTAATGGTGGCGGAGCAATAAAAGTAGATACAAAAATTGTAGGATTAAAAGTATTTAGGGATGCACTATTTATATTTGGTGAAGATAAAATATTTAAGTTAGTAGGTACTTCGTTGAGTGATTTTGCAATAGCACCTGTTACTAGAAAAATAGGATGTATAGATGGTGGATCAATACAGGAACTTGGTGGTGATATAATTTATTTAGCACCAGATGGATTAAGAACTGTAGCTGGTACAGAAAGAATTGGTGACGTAGAACTTGGTACTATATCTAAACAAATACAACAACGTATTGATGACATAACAACAGACAATATTAACTCTGTAGTAATTAGAAAAAAATCACAGTATAGATTATTCTATCCAACAACTGCTGGTGGTGAAGATTCTTCAAAAGCAATCTTAGCTGTAATTAAAGTTAACACTAACACAGGACAACTTGGATATGAGTATGCAGATATGATTGGATTAAAAGTATCATCAACTGATTCTGAATTTACTGGAGGTTCTGAAACTGTAGTAAGTGGGGGTTATGATGGTTATGTATATAAACAAGAATCAGGTAATAATTTTGCAAGATCAGCAACAACTACTGCAATAAAAGGCAGATATAGATCTCCTGACTTAACTATGGGAGATCCAGGTATAAGAAAAAATATGCAAAGAGTTATAGCAAACTACACTAATGAAGGCACAGTAGATGCTAGCTTACAATTAAGATATGACTTTGATGCTAACACTACACCACAGCCTTCAGCCGTATCAATTGGAACAGGTAACATACCAGCACTATATAATTCTGGTATATACGCAACTTCAGTATACGGACAATCAGGTATACCATTAGTAAGACAACATGTTGTGGGTTCAGGTTTTACAGTGGCTGTAAAAGTTACAGACGATAGTACAAACCCACCAATAAGTTTAAAAGGTTTTGAATTAGAATTTGTCCCAGGAGGAAGAAGATAATGGCAGGATATTCAGCTAGACAGAGTTCATATAGTGACGGTGATACTATCACTGCTGCACACACTAATGATGAATTTAATCAGATATTAGCAGCGTTTAATGTATCAACAGGTCACACACATGACGGCAGTACTGCTGGAGATGGTGGCCCTATATCTAAATTATTTAGTAATGCAATAACATTTGGTACAGGTGCCGATACAGATATTGCTATTACATTTGATGGCAATACATCTGATGGTGTATTAACATGGATGGAAGATGAAGACTACTTTCAGTTCTCTGATGATATACTATTAACAACTACAGAAAAATTACAGTTTAGAGATACTGCAATATATATTAACTCATCTACAGATGGACAATTAGATTTAGTAGCAGACTCAGAAATACAGATAGCAGCTACTACAATAGATATAAATGGTAACGTAGATGTATCAGGAACTCTTACAGTTGCTGGTGCAGTAGACTTTGGAGATGCGGCATTATCAAATGTAGGTGCAGTACAACTAGATTCAATAGCTGGAGATGGCGATACTAATACAAGTATTACATTTAGTGGCTCTGATGTTATTACAATAACAGCAGGAGGAGACGCTCAGTTTACATTTAACAATGGTTCTATTGTTCCTTCTGTAGATGATGATATTGATCTAGGTACAAGTTCATTAGAGTTTAAAGATGCATTTTTTGATGGCACAGTAACAACTGATGCTCTAGTTGCAGACACAGCAGATATTAACGGTGGTACAGTAGATGGTGCTATTATTGGTGGCAGTAGTGCTGCTGCAATAACAGGTACAGCAATTACTGGTACTAGTTTTGTTATAGGTTCTGCAAATATATCTGAAGCAGAGTTAGAAACTATAGATGGCGTAACTGCAGGAACAGTAGCTGCTTCTAAAGCAGTTGTTGTAGATTCTAATAAAGATATTGGATCATTTAGAAATATTACACTTACTGGTGAATTAGATGCAGGCTCTTTAGATGTATCAGGAGATGCTGACATTGATGGCACTTTAGAGACTGATGCTTTATCTATAAATGGAACTGCAGTAACATCAACAGCAGCAGAATTAAATTTAGTAGATGGCATTACAGCAGGAACTGTTTCAGCTTCATTAGCTGTAATTGCAGATTCTAATAAAGACGTAACAGGTTTTAGAAATATAACATTAACTGGAGAACTTGATGCAGGTTCTTTAGATATATCTGGTGATGCAGATATTGACGGAACTCTTGAAGCTGATGCAATCACTATTGGCGGAGTAACACTAGCAGAAACTATTTCTGATACTGTTGGTGCTATGGTAAGTTCTAACACAGAAACAAATATTACAGTTAGCTATGATGACAGTGATAATACGTTAGACTTTGTTATAGGCACTTTAAACCAAGACACTACTGGTACAGCTGCTAATGCAACTCATGTTACTGTTACAGATAATGAAAGCACTAATGAAGAAAACCTCATACCTTTTATTGAAGATGCTTCTGCTACAGGTAATGTCGGTTTAGAATCAGATGGTGACTTTGCATATAATCCAAGTACAGGTACAGTTTCAGCTACTATATTTAAAGGTAACATTGATGCAGTTGATGGAGACTTTGATGGAACACTAGAGGCTGATGCCATTACAATTGGTGGTGTTACTTTAGCTGAGACAATATCAGATACAGTTGGAGCAATGGTTAGTTCTAATACTGAAACTGGTATATCTGTAACATATGATGATAGTGATAATACACTAGACTTTGTTATTGGTGCTGGTGCTATTGTAAATTCAATGCTTGCAGATGATGCTGTGGGTGCTGATGAGTTAGCTGCTAATGCAGTTGTTACTGCTTCTATTGTAGATGACAATGTAACACAAGCTAAAATTGCAGATAATGCTGTAGGTGCTGACCAATTAGCTGCAAATGCTGTAGTTAATGCTAGTATTGCTTCAAGTGCTGCTATTGCAGATAGTAAATTAGCTACAATATCTACAGCAGATAAAGTTTCAGCAGCAGCTATTCAAGTAGATGGAGCTACAGATGGAACAGGAATTACTATAGCTGATGCAGATAAATTAATAGTAGATGATGCAGGAGCTACTAAATATGTAAATGCTTCTCAGCTAAAAACATACGCATCTGGTGATGGAGCATCAAAAGGATTCGCAGTCGCTATGGCGATCGCATTATAATATAGGAGGATATATGGCACAAGATTTTGAATCAAATGGTAAGAGAATTACAAACTCTGCTACCACTATAGTCACAGCAAATAGTGACGATGCTATAGTAGGTCTTCGGTTTGCTAATATTTTAACAACTACAGATACACTTGATGTATTTATTACAGATGCTGGCGATAGTGATACTGCCAGATATTTAATAAAAGGCGTAAGTGTACCAGCTACTTCATCTATTGAAATAGTTCAAGGTGGTTCTAAAATAGTTATGCAAAATGGAGATGTACTAAAGGCACAAAGTGGTACAGCAAATGGTTTTGATTGCTGGGTTAGTCGAGTAGACGCAATTAGTGAATAAGGAGATATTATGGCACAAGAAGAAGTAGGAGGTCCATTATTTGTAGGATCAGGACCTGCATCAGAGCAGATACCTGAACATGATTCTACAGTGGATGAAAATCAAACAGTTGGCAGTGCAGTTGTTGCAGGGCCAATAACAATTAATGCTGTGGTAACAATCACAGGAAACATGGTGGTAATATAATGGCTGGTGTACAAATAGACGGTGTAAATAATAAGATCGACTTTGATGACGATCAGGATACCAGTATATCTGCTAATACAGATGATACGTTAGTAATAGAAGCTGGTGGTAACACCCTAGCTACTTTTACCGCAACTACTCTTACTATTAATGACGGCACTACAATCACAACTGCTGATAACACAGATACACTTACATTAAAATCAACTGATGCTGATGGTAATTCTGGTCCAATTTTAAGACTAAACAGAGATTCAGGCTCTCCAGCAGATGGAGATGTTATCGGTGAAATTCATTTTAACGCAGATGATGATGCTGGTAATACAACATCATTCTTCTCTATGTCAGCAAACATAAGAGATGCTTCCAATGGTGATGAAGATGTACAAATGGTATTTAAAGGTTTTCGTGGCGGTAGTAATGTAAATTATTTAGAGTTTGATGGTGACCACGTTGTCTTTAACGAAGGCTCTGCTGACATAGACTTCCGAGTAGAATCCAATGGTGATGCTAATAGATTTGTAGTAGATGGTGGAACTGATACTGTATTATTTGGTACTGCTACTGCTGACACAATAGGTGGAGATGTTGTTGCCAATCAAATATTTGGAAATGGAGCCGCTACTGGTGCTTTATCTATAGTTAGAGGAGTAGCTTCTACAGCATCAGGTTCATTAGTTTTTGGTAAAACTAGAAACACTACCTATGGTTCAAGAACTGTAGTTCAAGATGGAGACCGTTTAGGTAATATAATTTTTCACGGAGACGATGGTTCTGATCTAAATTCTCAAGGAGCTATAATTGCCGCAGAGGTTGATGGTACACCTGGTAGTAATGATATGCCTGGCAGACTACTTTTTTTAACAACTGCTAATGGTGCATCTTCATCAACTGAAAGAATGAGAATTGAAGAAGATGGTCACGTTGCTATTGGTCACACAACTACCAACAGAATGTTTTTAGTTAAAACACCTGCAAGTTATTCTGAATATGCTGTTCAGTTTGATAATGCTAGCTCATCTGCACCTTATGGAATACTAAACAATTATTCAGGTGCGGCTCCCGATACAGGAAGTGATAATGAATTTTTCATAGCTATGGACACTGGTGCTACTAGATGCACAATATTTTCAGATGGTGATATAAAAAATCACGACAATAGTTATGGTGCTTTATCAGATGAAAGAATTAAACAAGATATAAGAGATAGTAATTCACAATGGGACGATATTAAGGCTGTTAAAGTTAGAAACTTTAAAAAGAAAGATGATGTTAGACAGTATGGGGATAATGCTTGGGAACAAATAGGTGTTATAGCACAAGAGTTAGAAACAGTATCTCCTAAACTTATACGAAAACACAACCCTAATCCTTGTGATATAATTTCTAATGCTGAGTTTGGAACTCTTTATACTTCTGATGATTCTGAAACTCAAGACGCAGTTTTATATTCATCTGATGACCAAGAAGTTATCAATGGTGATAAAAATGTTGGAGATATTAAAACTCCATCTACAAAACAAATTGGTGATGTTAAAGAAATTAAAGAACAAGTTAAATCTGTTAATTATTCTGTTCTTTATATGAAAGCCATCAAAGCATTACAAGAAGCTATGACCAAAATAGAAGATTTACAAGCAAGAGTAACAACATTAGAAGGATAAATTATGAGTGAAATAAGAGTCGATACTATATCAGAAAAGACATCAACATCTGGTGTAACTATAGATAGTCTATTAATTAAAGATGGTGGCTGTGCAGCTTTAGATGCTAAACCAGCAGTATTAGTAACAAACTCAGGCAACCAATCTATAGCAAATGCTACTAATACATTAGTGACCTTTGACACAGAAACTATAGATACTGATAGTGCGTTTGCAAGCAATACCTTTACCGTACCTTCAGGAGAAGGTGGTATGTATGGTATATTTGGTTTTGGTGGCATGCAAGGCATAGACGCAGGTGAATTTACACAGTTAAGAATTTATTTAAATGGTTCTGCAAACAGTTTTTTTGAGAACAGAATGACTTCTCATGCAACAGACACAGAAGTAAAATATAGTGGTGGTGGTTTTTTAAATTTAGCAGCTACTAATACAATCAAAATGTATTGGTATCAAAACAGCGGAGACTCACAAAATTTAACTAACGCTGCTTTATACATTTTTAAATTAGGAGGAACATCATAATATGGCACAGTTATATACAAAAGTGTGTTTATACTTAGAAGCTAATTCTAAAACATGGGATGATACAAAAATTGTATTACAAGATGATGGTAGTGGATCTTATATTAAAGAATGGAATATAGATGGTCTTGCAAAACCAAGTGATACTCAATTAAATTCTTATGAGTCAGCAGGTAACATTGTTGACGCAAACAATTTAGTAAGAAAAACTAGAAAAAAAGCATATGGAGATATTGGTGAACAACTTGATGAAATATACAAAGACATTGATGCATGGAAAGCACGTATCAAACAAATTAAAGACGATAATCCAAAGGAATAAACTATGACAAGTGAAATAAAAGTAGATACTATATCAGAACAAACGTCAGGCAGTGGTGTAACTATTGATGGTGTATTAATTAAAGATACTACTATTGATGTTAATGGTACTGCTGGTGCATTAATTTTAGATACTGATGCTGATACAAAAATACAAGCATCTACAGATGACAACATAGAATTTTTTACTGCTGGTAAAAAACAATTTAATTTAACTAATTCTGGCTCTGTACAAGCCTTTAGAGACGGTGGCACAACTTTTGGCCCAAGTTATCTTGGTCAACATCAAAGAGGCACAATTGCGTCTCCGTCTATTGTTCAAAGTGGCGATAGATTAGTTGAGTTTAAATCTACTGCTTATGATGGCACTGCTTATATAGATGGCCCACGCATATCTTTTAGAGTAGATGGCACACCAGGTGATGACGATATGCCTAGTAGAATAGAGTTTCAAACAGTGCCTGATGGCTCTAATGCTTTAGCTGAAAGAATGAGAATTACGAGTGATGGTAGAGTTGCAATCGGCACCACAAGTCCACAAACTACTTTACACCTTGAAGCAACTGCACCTATTTTAAGAATATCTGACTCCAACAGTACCTCGGAAGATGATGCTGTTAGTAAAATTCAATTTTATGATAGGAACAATACAGATTTAAATGCTGAAATTATTGCAGGTGACGGGTCTTTATCAAATTTAATTTTGTCAGCTCATAATAATAGAGCGGTAATAGCACAAACTAATGGTAATAATGAAAGATTCCGTGTTCACGGAGATGGTACATTATCAACAGGTGGAGAGACTGTTACTGATGTTAATGTTGGTGGTTTGACTTTACAAATGAACGCTGGTGATGGTGGTTTTATGACTGGTAAATCTTCTGATGTTGCACACGGAATGACAAATATTGCAGAAACCGATACTTTTTTTAGACTAGCAAAAGAAAATGATACTGGTGGCGGAGTTGAATTACGAGGGCTAAGTGAAACTGATGATGCTGGTATTACTTTAGATGGTATCGTAGTTAATCGTGATAGTGGAACTAATACATCTGCAAAAGCACCTGTTAGTATAAATGCAAGAAAGAAAAATGGCACAACTACACAGTCTATGGACGATGTTGATAATATGCTTGTTGTTAGAGATTCAGGCACAACTCGTTTTATTGTTAAAGGTGATGGTGAATTACATAACGATCAGACTGCTACTGTTGGTACTTTTGATACTTACGAAGATGCTCAACTAGTTCGTGCTTATGATTTAACGCACGGCAAAGGTGTAATTAATTCTAAGTTTGATGACTTTATAAAATATAATCACGAAGATTTAGCTAAAGCAAATCTTGTTGGTAGAGAGCCTGATGGCACTCCAAATCATTTTGTAAATATTACAGGGTTTCAAAGACTTCACAATGGTGCTATTTGGCAACAATACGAAAAGCATCAACGACTAGCAGAGGCAGTATATGAGATGGCAAAAGAGACGTTAGGCGCAGATAAAGCCGATGCAATATTAAAAAAACATGATATAAAACTATTAAACTAAGAGGACTAAAAAATGGCAATAACAGCAAATATGACAACACATGATGGAATAGCATTAACCGATGTATATCTTAGAGTTTCATCTACATATGTAAAAAAAATACCAGAAACAGATAGTGAAGGTAACACTTCAAAAGTTTGGAAGCTAGTCTATGATGTGCTTATCTATAAAGACAAAGCCACTCGTGATGATGCAACTAAAGAGCAATCTATGCGTATTAAAAATCTTCACGTAGATCATTTTAAAATTGACTACAGCTTAGATGCAACAGATAATCCTGTTAAACTTGCATATGCAGATTTAAAAACTAATAGCCAGTTATCGAACGTTAAAGACGCATAAAATGGACATGGAGCCAAAGACAGAGAGAGAACATATTATATCCCTTCAGGGACACATTACAGGTGTTAAAAAAGACATAGCTGTAATTAAAGATAATCATCTAGCACACCTGGATGAAAAGATTTCACACGTTCATGAGGACGTAGAGAAGTTGGGTGGCAAGATAGATAAGATCTATTGGGTAGTTCTAACCACTGTGGGGGCTGTGGCATTAATGGTATTAGAGACTTTATTGGGTATGATGTAGTATGGCAAAGAAATGGAAGTCCCATACAGAACATGAAGCAGTGCATAAAGGAACATCTATAGGACGCAACCCTATAACAAGTACAATGAACAAAAAGAAACGAGCAAGTTTTAAGAAATATAGAGGACAAGGAAAAAGATAATGGCAGAGACAACAACAGAGCAAACAGAAGTTCAAGGTACAGCAGTACCAGAGGCATCTCAAGCTATACAAGAAGTAGTAGGAGGTTTAGTAAACCAGCCTCAAGCAGTGCCAGGAAGTGCAATTAATCCTACATTAATTAATCAAAAAACTGGCGAAGCAATGGTAACTTCAGGTGTAACTAATACTTTACCTACAATATTACCTCAAAACGCAGTTCTAACTCCACAAACTGCAACTGTGGGGCAAAGCACTACAGCAGCAGGAACCATGACTACTCCAACAGCCACACAGATGACTGTTGATACCACAGGAGCAGCGGCACAAGCACAAGCTGCACAGATGAATGCACTAACACAACCTGCAGTAGGAGCGTCTGGATCTATTACTCAACAGGCAACCGTTCAAGGCCAACTTGCAAATATTACACAAGACATTGAAGCATCACTTGCGGCAGGAACGCCATTACCTGCATTTGCTAGAGGTGCATCTAAAATGGCTATGGCAGCTATGGCACAAAGAGGATTATCTGCTAGCACTATAGCAGCTGATGCAGTAGCTGAAGGTGTACTTAGAGCATCTACACAAATTGCAAAAGCAGATGCTGATAGCTATAAGCAAATGATATTTCAAAATTTAAGCAATAGACAACAGGCAATGATGACTAATGCTCAAAATTATTTTCAAATGGATTTATCTAATCTTAATAATAAACAACAGATATCTATGGCAAATGCACAGATGACTCAACAAAAATTATTATCAGATCAATCTGCAACAAACGCTGCAAGACAATTTAATGCACAAAGTCAAAATCAAATAGATACATTTTTTGCTAATGTAAATAAAGATATAGCAGTTAATAATGCAGCTCGTTCTGATGCCATGAAACAGTTTAATCAATCTGAAGTTAACAAAATTACAGCTACAAATGCTAAAAATGCTATAGCTGTTAGTGAGGCTAATGCTGCAAGAAAAGCTGCTATAGATGAATTTAATGTAACACTAAGAGATTCACGAGATAAATTTAATGTTGAGAACCAAAGAATAATAGATCAAAGTAATGTTGAATGGAGACGTTCTATTAATACAGCAAATACTGCTGCAACAAATGCAGCCAATCAAACTAATGCCCAAAACTTATTAGATCTTAGTAACTGGGCCATGAACTCTATGTGGCAGCAATGGAGAGATGAGGCTGACTGGGCAAATACAACTGCTGATAACGCAAAAAATAGAGCACATAATATGGCTGTAGCCGCTATGGAAAGATCCACTGAATTTGATATTATGGATGAGGCACAAAAAAATAAACTATTAGCACTAGTTGGGGCATTTGCTTCAACTCTTTTTGATTAGGAGGACAAATGGATTTTTTAAAGGGTATATGGGATAGTGCGGTTAGCTATGGAACCGAAATACTTAAAGATGTAGACTGGAAAGAAGCTGCAGAAAAAGCAGGTAAATATTTATATGAAGATTATAAACAACAAGAAAAAGATAGCGGAACAAGACCACGGGTTAATTTAGCTGGTAGGTATAGTCTAGATGTTAGAAGCCCTTCAGGTTCTAGAGGAACACAGGCTATACAAAGTGGTGCAGCAAATGCTGCAGCAGTTCATGCATCAAGATGGTCAGCAATTTTACAAAGAGCTAGACGTGAAGCGCAAGGAACAAGCGTTAACCCATACAGAACTATAACATCAAGAACATATATGAAACGACCGAAGGAGTTAGGCTAATGGTTGATATACCAGATCAAGAATACGATATATTTAATGCGCCTATTAATGGGCAATCATTAACTGCAGAGCCTAAAAAATGGCCTTGGGATAGACCTCCTAAGTACGCAGATTTTGAGCAAGCATTAGATATGACAATGGAAAAATTATTTAAACCTGAACAGTCAGAAAAAGTTTTAACTATGTTAGAAGCAGGCGTACCAGTTGAAGGTATAGCTAGAACAGTTGTTTTTTCTGGATTTATGAATGGTCAATATACGCCTGATGTTGGTTTTATGATGGCAAAAAATGTACTTGAAGCAATACTAACTATAGGAGTAATGGGTAAAGTAGATAATTTAAAAGTTGGATTAGGAAATAGAGATACTGAAGATTTAGAATTTAAATCAAGTATGAACCAATTAGATTTAGCAAATAGATTAGCACAAAAAACAGAACAAGATTTTGAAAAAATAGAAAAAGTTGAAGAAGATAAACCAGAACAAAATCCAGCTATGGGCTTAATGGCTAGGACAGAACCAAAATCAGAAATAGAATTAGGGACAGAAGAGGAAAAATAAAATGGCAAATGGATTAATGGCAATGTTAGAAGGCGGACTTGCGGGTCTTACTGAAGAAAAATTTGGAAAGATTGATAGAGAAAAGCAACAAATAGAAGACGCATTTAAAGATAAAGATGAGTTTTACAATAATATGGTAAAAAGCACAATGAATATTGTAAACAATAACTATTCTAGAATTGGAGAAAAACCTCTTGATGCAGCAGATAATTTTGACAGAATACTAAATGAGTATGGCCAAGATAAATTAGAAGAATTAAATTTACTTGCTAGATCTAGGCCTTTTCTATTTGAAGGTAATTTTAAAGAAGTAAAAAATAATGTAGAAAAGTTTTTATTAAGCCCCACATTACCTGATATAAGTCCAGAGGGTGTTACTAGAGTTAGAGACGTTCAAACTGAAGGTGGTTATAGAACTATAGATCAAACAGCACCACAAGAAATTTTAGGAACAAGCACAAGTGAAATATGGAGAAATAACTATAAAAGTATGGTTACAAATGTGCAAGAAAGTTTAGCAGATGCAGCTGGGCCAAACTCTGCAAAACTAATGGTAGGTGATTTTATTCCAGGAGAAGGTGCTCAAGAACGTTTTGAGTCTCGTAAGATGTACGAAGAGTTTCGTGGTGAAGACATGATGACTACAGATGAGTTTGTAAAAAATCAAACTTCAATAGCTCAAAGAAAATTATACGAACAACCTAGTGCTTTATCTTCACAAGATTTTTTAAGAGTTGTAAACTTTGTAGACATGCCAACATACGATACAATGTTTAATGGTTACATGCAAGAGTATAGAGGAAATGCACAAGCTGCAGAATTATCCACATTAACAGATGCAATATATTATAGAGATAAACTAAAAACTCAAGGCTACTTTGGTGAAGATGGAGAGCCTGATGAACTTGTTAGAATGGGGGTAATACCTAATAATACTATCATTGGTATTATAACAAGAGATCCTGCTGCACAAATTGCAGAAAAAAGACTAATAGAAAAAGTTGCTGTTGATCAAAATTTACAACAAATGAAATTTGCCTATGATCAATATAAACAAGATCCTGAAGGTTATATAAATTCAAATGGAGAAGAAGCTGCGACAACAGCATTATCAAATTGGGAAAATGTTACAGAACAAACTTATCAAGAAGCTGTAGCTTTAGTAGGGCAAACAGGATACTATGACATTGAAAAAAAATTTTTAAGTGCATATTCTCCTATTGACTATCCAGACTATACAAAAGTTAATACAAAAGAGTATGGTGAAATTGTAATTTATCCTATTTCTGCAGAAGGTTATGTTAAAATATTAGATGCTAAAAATCCTAATCCAAATGAACCTTTAGATTTTTTTAAAGTTGAAAACATAACTAAGATAGAACGGGGCGGCAATCCTAATAAAGAATTAAATATATATTATAAACCAGAATTAGGATATAATGTTCAAACAAATAGTAATCCTCAATTTGATCAATTAAATGCTATACTAGATATTAATGATCCATTTAATTTAAATAGAAAATTAGGAGCACCAATTCAAGAATTACCTATTGTTCCTGGTGCAGATCCAAAACTAGAAGAAGAAAAAGAAGAGGAAGAAAAACAATCAAGATTTGAAAAAGATGGTCAGCCTTATGAATTAACTAAAGCAGAACAAAAAAGATTCTCAAAAAATGGCGTACTTCCTGAAGGTGTTACAGATGTAGGAGGGCCAAAAACTTTTTCAGAAATTTTTGATATGGGCGCAGAAACATTTGAAAAAGACGGCAAGCCCTATAAACTAACTAGAAAACAAATGAGAGATTACCAGGCAACAGGCGAATTACCCGAAGGTGTTACCGTAGCAGAATAGGAATAATAATGGTTTTATCAGTTGATAGTTTTCTTCCTCTTGAAAAAGATGAAGAGAAAAAAAGTAAACTAACATTCGATAGTTTTTCTAAATCCAATTCGTATGATTCATCATATTTATTTGGAGATGATAAAGTAAACTTTAATCGTGATGATATATATACTATACAAAATAAATTAGGCACTTCAAAATTACCTTTTGTTGAAGGTGATGACTATGATCAAAGTAAAATAGAACCTGGTAAAGCAGCTAGATATGGCTGGTATCAAGGTTGGTCTGGTGCATTATATACTTCATCAGGTATTCCTGGATGGTTTGATAGAGGGTTAGATGGTATAGTTAATTTTTTTGGTGGTGATGCAGATAAGTGGGCATATGACTATTACTATGGAGAAGATTTTGCAAAAGATAATGGTATTCTTACAGATCAAGATTACAATGATGTTAGTAAAAAATTAAATAGTAAAGTATTATTTAGAAATAACAAAGAGATGCCAGGAGAACCTGGATCTTTTAAACGTGCAACTTTTCATGCACTTGCAACTATAGACCAATTTGAAAATTATCTTAAAGATAAATCTTATGGCATGCGCCCAGAAGAACAAGACTGGTATCAGGGATTTAAACCACAAGGCATTTTAGAAAAAACAATTAGTGGTTTTGCTAGTGCGCCTGCAATTATACCTACTATTGGTTTAGCAACATATTTAACTAGAAGTCCTATGGCAGGATTTGCACTTGTTAGTTTTTTAGATTCCTATGAACAAGATTTTGCAGATGTTTTTTGGAATACAGGACTTGGTGCTATTGAAGGTAAAGCATTTGGTGCTGTAGTAGGATCTAATCTTACTTGGAAAGGTAAGGCTGCAGGTTTTGCTGCTATAGGCGCAAGTAGTGCTGGCATACATGGTGGAGAATTTGATGACGTTGTATCTGGTGCTATCGTTATGGGTGCCTTTGGTGTGCCTTGGTTAAGTAAAGGATTAGAGGCTACAGGATTTAGACAAAGAGTAGACCCTAACGTAGCTGCTCTTGAAAAGATGGGTGATAAAATTATTGAAATTAGAAAAGGATCAGAAGAAATTGCTAACACTATTCAAAGAACAGATTTGCATAAACAAATAGATGGCATAACTGATTTTACCATAGATAAAAAAGCCTCTGGTTTTGTTAGAGAAACTAAAAGAGAAGTTTTAGAAATTGATCCACGAGTTCAAGAAAAAAGAAAAAGTATTTCTTCAGACTATAGTGAGCGTGGCAATCTAGAAAAACTTATACCTACTAAAAAAACAAAACGTCAAATAGAAAAAGGTCAAGACGTTATAACATTTAAAAGACAAACTGCAGAGTCTAAAGAGTATAACCAACCTATAGACAGAGTAAAACCTTTTGAGGATATAAGAGAAACAAGACAAGATTTAAAATTAGAAGAACAATTAAAACTAGAAGAGACTGCTAAATCTGAAAAAGAAAAAAGAAAACCTGTATTCGAAGAAGTACTGGTCGAAAGAGATACAGTATTTAGAGATGGAGAGTTATTAGATGTCTATGTAAAATTAGATGGTAAAGGTAAAGTAATAGGAACAGCAGATTATATTACAAGAACTGAAGGTTTTGACCCTGTTAAAACAGATTTATATGAGGGTTTAGTAATGAAAGCTACTGCAGAATCTGCACCCACTTCAAAAACAAATACTGTTGCTTTTGCAGAACGATTTGGATTTAAGATTGGAGGAGATGGTGCAGTTATAGCTAAGTTATCTGATCTTGTAAAATTAAAAGAGGATAAAGGTACTAGAATAAAATCAACTAAAGACTGGTTAAATAAAGCAATAGTAGATACTACAAAAATAAAAACTACTCTTGAAACTCAATTAAGTAAAAGAGTTAATGACTATAGTAAAGTTTTAGATAGAACAACAGATACAGCTAATAAAGTTTTTTCTGCACTACTAGATAAAGATGCATTTAAAAATGTTGGATTGTCCCAAGAAAAAAGCGGAATTGAAGTAGACCATCTTATATATAGTTATAAAATGGATGGCTCTAAATCTCGTAAGAAAGGTAAAGATGGTAGGCCACAAGAAAAAGATATAAATGAAAAAAATGTATCTGGCGTATTTAAAATGTTAAATGATGGTTTACGTTTTACAGAAACATATATAAATCCTCCAAAAATGATAGGTGGTATTGAGAGTAGCCGATTAATTAAAGCCTATGTATCTGCACTTGAAAAAATGAATTATGAAACGCAAGCATTAATAAACCTTGTTGATTACAAAAAAAGAGTTGTTACAGAAAAAGGCGATGTTTTTGATCAAAAGTATATCTTTGAAGAAGGTGCTGGAGTAAAAGGAATACGTTCTGTTGTAAGCACAGCCTTAAATGATGTTGTTGTTCAGCGTGGACTTGATGGTGCTATGACAAAATTTGAAGCTCTTATACAACGTGGGGGTAAAGAAGGTATAAATTCTGCTTTAAAAATTATGAGGGCTAGAATTGACCGTGATAATATAATGTATGATTCTGCTATTAAAAATGTTACAGGTAAAGATAGAACTAGTGCAAAGATAGAAAAAGAATATTTATCAAAAAATTCTGATGGTACATTTAAATATCAAATGACATACGAAAGAATGCAAAAAGAGTTTAAATTAACTAAAGAAGAAATAGATATAATTAAATTAATGGATCAAGGCTTGTATCTTAAAGCCTTAATATATAATAATGCTGTTGGTAAATTTAAATCACAAGATTCTAAGCCAATACAGATAAGGCCAAACTATGATCCTCGTTCTTGGTTTGGTTTAGAAAGAGCATTTATAAAGGCTAAAGAAAAAACAACATTAGAATCTGGACAGATAATGAATAAAGGGGATACTGTTGCAGTAATACCTGGACATACTAGGCCTGAGTTAAATAGGTTTATGAAAGTATTTTTACAAAGAAATCCAGAGTTTGCAGATACCAGTAAATTTTCTGTTAATAAATTTAGAAAAAATGAATACGGGGAAAGAACAGGACAACCTTTAATAGACGCATTTTTAACAACACATGAATACCATAAGTTATTACCTGCAGATGTTGTATCTAAAATTCGTAAAGTAGAATCAGAAGTAAGAGCAAAGAATAGATTTTTTGTAGCCCCTGTGCAAAGAAAAGGTGTTAGGGGAGCTGCTGGTGAACAGCCAGGTATGGAAGGTTTACAAAATTATATAAGAGCACACAAAGATTATGGTAGAGGTGCAATTAGAGCTGCTAAAGGTATGGAGTTTAGGCATAACTGGGAAATACATTTAAATAGTGAAATAGGACAACGTTGGAGAAAAGACTTTCCTAATCAAATGAAAGTTATAGAAATGTATTTAGATAATGCATTAGGTAGAAATGATGCTGCTGTAACAAAAGTTATAAATAAAACTGTAGATGTTATAGGGGAAAATTTTAGAAACATGGTAGGCAATGTGCCATTGTTAAATAAACTACCAGATGCTATTTTAACGGCTAACAAAATAACATTATATTCTAAATTATTATTTTGGAATGTTAGATTTATGTCTGCACAAGTTGTTCAGCCTTGGCAAGTTGTTATACCAAAATTAGAACAATTAAAAGTAGACTACAATATTAAAGGCAGTACATCTGAGGCATTAGCAAGAGGATCTTATGAAATATTTTTTAGATCGGATAAAGAATTTGTAAAGGCATTAGGTGTTGCAGTAGAACGTGGAGTTATTGATCAAAAGTTTTTAAAAGAGTTTAATGATTATATACAATCAGGAGGTTCAGTTAGAACGCCTGGCCAAAGAAAAATAGAAACTATGTTAGATGCAACTAGTGGTAAGACAGCTAGTGGTGCATTAGAAAGATTTAGTAGATTGCAATCGTTTGCATTTATGTATTACTTCTTAAAGAGTGGAAAACGAGATAAAGAAGTTGGTAAAAAACAAATGATAGAAGAAGCAGGTGAATTAAGTAATAATCTAATGGTTGAATATGATTATAAGAATCGTGCATTTTTATATGGCAATAAAGGTTTAGGTGCTTTAGGATCATTTATTGGATTATTTAAAACATTTCAACATAACTATTATGGTAAAACTGCAGAGTATGTAAGAACTTGGGCAAGAAATGGATTTAAAAAAGGTGCAGAACCTTTACTATTTCATATATACTCACAGATATTTACCGCTGGTTTATTTGGTTTGATGGCTATTGAACAAGCTGATGCCTTAGTAGATTGGATGAATGGTGTACTTTCAAGTTATGGTAAAGAACCCATGTTTACAACACCAAGTGATTTAATTTTAGTTTCAGATTTACCTACATCTGCAAAATTTGGATTACCTTCTGCTGCAATGGGAGGAGATATGTCATCTACATTAGCTGCTCCTGGTATGGGATTGGCTGATATATTTAGTTTTCCGTCTATGGATTATCTATTTGGTTTAATGAATAGTAACAATTCAGGTATAGTTGGTGAAGGATTTAATTTTATAGGCAAGACTGTGGCTGGTTCTATGACTGATGCAGACGTATATAAATTTTTAAAAGTCACTGCACCTCCAGTATTACAAGGTGAGATCGATAGACGTTGGGGAGTAAACGTAACACAAGAAGGCGACCTTGTTCCAAAACCAGCTATATCTTTATTTGGTAAAGAGGGTATATTTAATCCATGGAGAGAAGATCCAAGAGCAACTGTTCATGATGATGTATCTAACGTATTCTATGAAAAAGTAAAAGATAAGTATGTTATTAGAGATCCATATAAAGGAATGCGTGGTAAAATTAAAAGAGATGCAGAAGGATTTTTATACAAATATTTATCTGGTAAAAGTTTTGAAGAGAGTTTAGTATTAAAGGCTATTTATGCTAACAATAAAATAAGTAGAAATATTAAAACTAAAAAAGAAGCTATGGTTGTAGGCGCATCTTTAGAATTACTTAACCAAAGATATACTACAGCAATGTTTTATGTTGAGGCTTTGATTGCTCAAGGTTATACATATGATGAAGCTATGAAAAAAATATTTAATAGAATGGAAATGATGAACAATACAGTTATTGATAGAATTAAAGGACTGGATAAACCATCAAAAATGAAACAAAGCAGTTTCTTATTGGATGTACTACACAATAATAGATTAGATGATAGCTACATTCCAGGATCTGCATATGATTAAAGGAGATAAAAATGCCATTTGAAATGATAACCATGCTAGGGTCTACCGTACTTGGTGGCATCATGAGTATATGGTCACAAAGCATAAAAGCAAAACAAGCAGAACAAAAGATGTTATTGCAACGAGCTGAAGTACAGACTGCAGCTTTTAAAGAAGCAAGAGAATATGAGAACGTAGGATTTCAGTGGACTAGAAGGATCATAGCATTAACTGCTATATTCGCTATTGTAGTTCTACCTAAGATACTACCATTAATTAGTCCTGATGCTCATGTTATTGTAGGATATACAGAATGGAAGCCAGGCTTCTTATTCTTTGAAGGTAAAGATGTAATGCAGTGGGTGCCTATGGCGCATAAAGGTATAGTGATTACCCCACTAGATACTAACTTAGTTGCGGCTATTATAGGCCTATACTTTGGAGGATCGCTAGTTAAAAAATAATGTATTGGGTAATTACGGTAATGCTAATGTTTCATGGTACAGATGTACTAGTGGAGAGAGAATATAAACTTAAACAGTTTAATGACGATTGGAGTTGTCATGAATATATTCACGAGAATAAAATTGATCTGTTAAAACAACATGTTCTTGACTACCCTAACCAATTAAAAAGTTTTGAATTTTATTGCGAAAGCAGATACGGAGAAGAAGTATGATAAGAAGTATAGGCATAGCTGTAATAATTACAGTATGTATGTTGTGGGCCTTTAGCGCATTAATGGATTCTGCTATGGCAGACGTAACTGGTGCTGGTAGTACCACAAATGATCAGGTAACTTCTGGATCATCATCAAGTAATACGGCTATAACAGGAGGATATCACAGTGAAGCAACAACAAACTATCAATCAGGATCTTCTCAAAATACAACCACAACCAACACAACCAACAACAATAACAACTCCTATACAGGAGACACTAGAACTGTGCCTTCAGCATCTGCTCCTGGCATCTCTGCTATGTCTCAAGATCTGTGTACTGTTGGCGTTGGTATAGGAATACAAAAGCCACTTATAGGCGGCAGTATTGGTATTACTAAACGTGATATGAATTGTGAACGTATGAAACTGGCTAAACTTCTTTTTGATTTTAATATGAAGGTTAGTGCTGTTGCTATATTATGTCAAGATGCAAGAGTATTTCAAAGCATGGTCATGGCAGGCACACCTTGTCCGTTCCAAGGAAAGATAGGTGATGAAGCTCTAGCTGAATGGAATAAATATGATCAGCAAAGACCAGACTACGAAGAATATACTAAGGCTCTTAATTATATGCAAAGAGTTGATAATAAAATTGCAATAGAATTAGAACAAGAGGCTAACCCAGATGAACAAATTATTACTGACGGTAACGGCAATCGTATTAAACTCGGTAACGATTAGTGCGGATACTGTTGTAGTCATACCTGACACGCCCAATGTGGGAGATTTTACTACTGTTACAACTGTGACAACAGGTAATCCTGTTACTAGTAATAACTTGATAAGCCAAGATTTTGCTGATGGTACTTGGAATGGTACTATGTTTCCAGATAATTCTGATCTCAATCACTCAACTTGGTTAACTGGTAAAGAGGGTAAGTATGCAGAAACTTCAATAGACTCAGAAGATTATGTTTCACTAGAAGAACTAAAACTAGGTTTTACTTCAAACTTTATGGCTAATATCAGGTGGTGGAATCAGGTTGAATCTACTGTTACCATGACACAATCTATTAGTAATGGTATCGACACCACAACACAAAGCACAACTTTTGAAGATACTACAAACTCTAGCTATCAGGTAAATCCATATGGTAATACTTTAGTAGTTAATCCTGATGCCAATATGACACACGGCACGGCAACCTATAGATTTGATTTTGATATTATAAACAACAATCAAGCAGGTTATAATGGAGGGCATGCGGGCGTGGATGTGCGAGATCCATCTGCCAGGATAGACTATACCGCTTTATCTAGTACTACTATAAGTGAGATAACATATTGTTGGCAACAGACACCGCCAACGTGTCCAGGTCAGGAAGAGATAGAAGATGTTCAGGATATTATTGAAGAGATAGATACTATTATAGTTGACTTTGAAGTGCCAGAAGATACATTTTTACCTGAGTATGTGGAGATAGACTATGAGTTTAATAATATCTTTGAAGATGAAATTATAATAGAAGAAGATACATTTGAAATTTTAGCACTTGATAAATTTTTTTTTGAAGAGGATTACTTTCAAACTGACTATTACGAAGAGCCTGAATTGGAAGTCTTTTTTCCAGAAGATATTATGTTGGTAGAAGAAATAGAAATGTTTGATGCGCTACCACCAATAGAAATGTTTGAAGAAATGCCAGTAATTGAAGAGATATATGAGGCAGTGCCTGAAACAATGTTTGTAGAAGAATTTACAGACGAAATGCAAGAGGAGTTTATAGATGAAGTTGAAGAATATTTTGAAGAGCCTATGGAAGAAATTGCCATGGTTGAAGAAGAAGTTGTGCCTATGCAAGAAGAACCCAGTATGCCAGTGCAAGAAACAATCCAAGAAGAAGTCGTACAAGAAGAAAGTATCCAAGAAGAGGTTATCGAAGAAGAACCAACAGAAGAGATAGCAAGTGAAATTGAAGAGCAACCCAGTAGCGAAGAGCCTACTGCAAACGAACCAGAACCAACAACAGAAGTTGCCGAACAAGAAGAAGTTATCGAGGAGCCAATTGAAGAAGGACCTACAGAAGTTGCAGAAGAGCCAGGAACAGAACCTAAAGGAGACGTGGAAGTTGATCTAGATATTAAGGTTGCAAAGATTGAACAGGCTATACAAAGTAAAATAAAAAATGTTGCACAACAAATAGATGCAACACTAACGGTTATAAATGAAGTGGTCAGTAGAGAAATGATATCTCAAGAACCTGATATGTCATCTTACTTTAATACTAATTTGGCATTGTTTGATACTAGGCAATTGCCATCAGGCAATCAAGATTTTTTTCTACAAGCTAGCCTTGCTAGCTACAGTAAACCTATTTACGTTGCACAAGTAAGTATAGCAGATACAGATCCTGTAGTGCAATATCAAATTAAAGTAAACAACGCAAAACAAAAAACAAATGAAGCATATAAAAAATTAAAGGAGTTATTAAATGCAAGGAATATTCAATAAACTAGCTAGTTATGCCGCACTCGCAGGCGTTATTGGAGCCATTGGTGGAGGCTTTATGGCGTGGGGTGAGTTTAATAATAGGATAGCACAGTTAGAAAATACAGAGTTTGTAATAAATCAAGAAGTAGATTTATCTGATATTATAAAACAATTGGAAGCACTGAAAGGTGATATCAAAATTAATGGGGCTGCATTAGAATATCTTGATGCAAAGATAGAAGAACTAAAAGCTATGCAATCAAATCCATTACTGAACTAGGAGCAAACATGGTAGACACATTAGCACCAAAAAGAATATTTACTCAAAGAGATTTAGATAAAAGTTTAGTACAGCCAACGCCTGTTGGTCAAAGTATTATGGCACCTGCATCTAATGTACTTGATACGACACCTGATGTTAGCACACAAAAAAGTTTAACGGATACTCCACAACCAGATTATGTTGTAGACAAAAATCAAGTATTTAATATGATGCAAAATTTACAGAAAGCATCAAGATCTAGAGTTGCTGAAACTAGAGACACAGTTAAATCATCTGAAGAAACTACAAAAGAAAAACAAACAGGCATGCGTACTGAAAGACAAGAGACACCTCAAAGTGGTAGTTTGGTAATGAGACCTGTCGAGTATGCAGCTGATGGTGTGAAAGATAAAGAAGTAAGTGGCCCAATACTTGTTGGAGAAAAAGGTGCTGAACTTGTAGTGCCAACTGGAGATGGTAAAGTTAGTATACTAGATGCTAAGACTACTAGTGGATTGATGATGCCTATGAAAAAAGCTGAAAAAGGAATGGATGATATTAATATAGCTGGTGCTATGAAATCAGATGATGCATACACAGATTTTAATATTACAAATTTTTTACTTAAAGATAGAGAAAGTGATGCTCAAGAAAATTTAGAAAAGTTTGTAGATGTTGTGCATAATATAGAAAGTAGCAGGGGTAAAAATTTAAATAATAAATCTTCAGCTGCTGGAGATTTTCAATTTAAAACTCTAGTGGATCCTGATGATCCTACATCAACAAAAGGATCAGCCTTTATGACTGGATTACAAAGAGTAGAAAATTTTTATAAGGCAAACAATCAAACTGTTCCTTACTGGGTACAAGAGGCAAGACAACACAACGATCCAAATAAATTAAGTTATAAGGAACAAGAAGAATTATTTTTAGTTAACTTACAACAACAAAAAGGCACTGATGATTTGATTAATAAAATGTTAGAGGGTGACATAGAAGCTTCAAAACAATTATACGGACAATTTCATCACACTAAACCTGAAGTTTTAGGTAATCCAAGAGTACAAGATATATTTGATCGTGCATATTTTGATACTAAAAAAGGTGCAAGAAAATTTACTGATAGATCTTTAATGTCCATGTTACCAGAAGGAATAACCAATGCGAGAGAGTTTAAACAATATATTGAATCTGGTTCTGGAGGGTCTATTGGACCTCAAGCTCCTAAAAGAAAAAAACCCTAACCCACATCCTTAATTTTATACGGATCTGTATTTAATCTAGGAACCTTATCCCCTTGCTCCCCACTTAAAATACTCTCAAGATTTTTATGTAAGTAGGTTACAGCAGAGCCTACTATTGAATCCTTAGTTAAAGTTTCTGCCACTTCTTTAAAGCTACAACCATACTGTAGCAATAAAGATATCATCTTACCCGATGCCCTCAGTTCTCTATCTAAAGTAGACTCTGTTGGTCTTACCTTAATCCACACAGCCATAGGCAAAATGCCTAACTCATTTACAGTGTAGTCTACTATTGCTAACACTCTTCTATCGTCTATATTCATACGGATAGTTGTACTTCTCATTCTATTTGGGACTTCAGCTCTTGCCACGTTATTCATTATATCCTTTCAATTAATTGTTTAATATCACCATTAAGTCGTTGACTTGTTTCAATGCAATGCTTGACCACACTCGCCAATAAGTTTGCATAAAAAATTTCATCTATATCTTCTAACGAATCTTTTAGCATACTTGGCTGAATGTAGTCAAGATCAATTGCTATCTGACTATTGTTAGTCAGAGAAACTTTCATGGTAAAAAGTTCTGAGTTACTTCTTGGCATTGTCTGCAGGTTTTGCTACAAAGTCAGCACCTATATTAGGATCAAGTTGTCTTAACCCTTTCGATAATACTTCAATACCTTGAACTACTTCTCCATATGGTCTTGTAAATAAGTAACGAAGTATGCTTTGAACTTGCGTACCAGATATAATATACTGAGTATCTATATCTTGCTGCTCTTGTTGTTTTTCTGCCATTTTATTCTCCTTTTATTAAATTTTTCTTTCTGAGACGCTCAAATATGAGCAAGTTTGTATGTTTTGATACCAACATACCAGCCCATACCACTTGTTATTATACGTTAAGATATGAGCGTTTAAACGTTATTTGCTACATTCTATTCATCTGGATACTCCTTTTGTTGCTTTTCTACATCTTGTTCTAAAACTTCTACGATTAACCTCCTCAAGTACCATTCTGCCTTCTCTAAATCTTGAACAGGCTGTCCTTTGTACTTGTACCTTGACATGTATTTCATACATGCACCTTTGAGATAACCATGAAACTCTTCAGTAGTCATTGACTCTTTGATTAGATCAATAGTCTCAGTCTTTGACTGGCGATAATGTTTAGGAAAGTTAACTACGTCTTCCATATCTTTTCTTTACCTCGTTAATATGGACAGTCTCAATATCATACTCCCCACCTTTTACATTTCGTTTTACAATTAATCCAGACCACCATAGTCTCTGTGTGTTATATGCGTACTTTTCTCTATGAGTCAAGTAGCAACCTGCAGATAATCCCATTATCTTTTTACCAGATGGCTGTGATGCAATAGCATAATCTAATAGATGAGAGTGCCCAACAGTAGAAGATACTTTATTTTTATTTACTAAAGATCTGGCCATGTTCTCACCTGATATAGCTGTGCCCATAACACCACTAGGAAAGTTATGCGAGTAGTATACTCCATCGATCACAGCAGGATATCTGTAATCATAGGTATGCCATCCATATTCAGGATACTTTAGATCATCTATAGTCATGTGGCCTTCAAGCTCTGGATTATCCTCTACCATACGATCAATCCTATCTTCATGATTGCCCAGTAGCATATGCATCTCTGGCTCATACTTGCCTAGACCATCATTAAATTTTTGTAGTGCGTCATGTGCATGCTCTATATCTTTTTTATATCTCCTACCCTCAAAAGATTTCTTCTTTTTATCATAGCTAGACATAGAATCCATACTAGCAAAGTCTCCCATACAAATAACTTTATCTACCTTTAAGTCTTTAGCCATTCGTCCTGCCCAAGTAAATCTTTCATTACTAGCACTAGGTGTACAATGGGGGTCTCCTATTACTAAGTGAGTTGTCATTAGTGTAAGTCTCCTTTTTTCCAAGTTAAAATATCTATAACATTATCTAGGTCCGTTTCTTTTGGTTCGGACTCATCTTCTTTAAATCCATACATACCCTCTTCGTATATGAGGTCTGGATTTGATGTAACAAAACGAACCAAACCTTTTGCTATATAAGAGCACACATCTCTATCATCAGGTGACTTTGGATCTATTATGCCACATGTAAATCCTTTATCATGTGGCGTTATAATTACAGATACAGATTGAAATATATCTATTGGCTTATCAAAGTCCATTATATAACCTCAATCAGAGCATCAAGCTCTCTTATTTCTTTATCTTCTTCTGGCACGCCAGCTTCTATTAACTTTTTTCTTTTGACTGCTAAGTCATGTAAGGCAGTGTCTACCTCTTCTTGTGCTTGTTCTGATAAAGTTTCTATTTCTTCATCAGTTATTCCTTGTGGAAATGTAACCATCATAATAAGTCTCCTAAGTTAGTTTTCATGTTTGATTCTTTGATTATAGCAACAAACTTTTTAAAGTCAAGCACAATCAATGGATCTCTTTTATTCATCTTTAATACCACAACAGGCTCTAAGTTAGCATTAGATATTGCTTGGTCATATGCATCATACAAACCTTTCCATGTTTCTTTATTTTTACACTCAATAGAAAATGGAAATAGTCCTTGTGCAAATCTAGATAACTTAACATCAATACCTGATTCGCCCATGATAGCACAAGAAACATCTTCGTCTTTCTTTAAGTTAGGGAACGTACTTAATAGCACGTCCCTAACCCAGTTTTGTAGCCTTCGCCCCTTGGCTTTTCGACTGCGTACACTAGTAGCCATCGTCCTCTACCCTAGGATTATTGACTTCAGTATACCAAACCCACTTGGGGTTTTTACCTTGCGACTGCTGTTGTGGTAGCAGCTGCAAGTTTTCTCCCCAACAAGGAAACTTGTAAGGGCAGAAACTGCATGCCGTTCCTAATACTTTATTACCTGTCTTTTGTTTTCTAAAGTATTCGTCTTCGGCTTTGAAACATCTTTTAAATTTCTTATCTAAATTTATAGCTCTAATATTATTATCAATAGTACTCAATGCATGTTCTTTGTATTCATCATCAGCTAAAGGAGCCTCAGTTAGTGCCCATTCTCCAGTTGATTTATTGATAGCTATCCATCCGCCAAATGGTTTTTGTCTAGCTTCTGCATACATATATCCTTGTGCTAGATATCCAAACAAGTCATCACTTGCTACTGCATGAAAGCCACCATTCTCTCCAAACTTATTAGTGAATGACCATGGTGATGCGCTTTTAATATCCCATACCTTATCCTCAATCTCCACATCAAGAGTACCATTTACAGTAACATCGTCAAGTTTGTATTCAGTCTTTGTTTGCTCTGATTGTATTTCTACACCAGATGCTTTCATAATAATCATTGCCGCTTGCTCTATAAGATCTCCAAATAGATTTCTCATCTTAACATTATATGGTTGCGACTCACCTTTAATGCCTTTCTTTTCCATCTGCAATTGGCATAAAGGTCTACCGATGCTTGATGCTCTAAGACCAAACTCTTTATTTCTTTGGTCAGTGAATTGCTTGCGGAATGATTCCATGCAAGCGTTACCAAACTGAGTGATCAAGTCATCGGATACCTCGACTGCATCTTTATTAGCAGCCTCCAAAAACACCCTAACTTTTTCTAGGATGTCCGAACTCATGACGACAATACTTCAATAGGATCATCATCAAACTCTGCCTCTACCGCCTGTACGGATACAGGTTCAGCTTTCTTGGCTTGTCTCCAAAGTTCTACTATCTCCTCATTTTCTGTGTTGATAGTGTCTTGGAAAGCAAGAAGAATTTCTTTTTCTTTATCAGAAAACTGTACTTCATCTGAGTCTACACTTATATCAGACACATAGAATACATTGCTTCCAGCCTTTTTCTTTTTACTTTTAAGTGTAAGCGTATGATTAAACATCACCTTACCTCTGCGTCTAAGACTTTCTATTGCCTCTCCAACAGGTTTAAAGTTACTACCTGTTACTTTCCATAGTACAGGCAAGTTAGTTACCTCTGCATCAGCTCCACCTGGAAGGCTACCTTTAAAAGAAACTAGACCATAAACTAAACGATAGCACTTTATTGCTTTCTGTTTCATTCTTTCTTCATCAGAAAGATTAGCCAGTTCCTTTGCAGGTATTTTGCCACAGCGTATACCACCTTGTATATCTATGGCCTCATCTTTCCAAGACTTAAAGATTATACTTCTGTTGCTATACTCATTCTTCTCTGCATCGTACTTCATGTACTGATATGCATTCATGAATGGTCTAAATGTAACAGGCTTTCCGTAAGCCATGCTATCTAATTCAGGAACGTAAACACCGTATGATCCCACTGGTACCTCTGCCCCATCATCATTTTCTGGAAATCTATTTATGGCTAACTTCGGTAAGAAGTTACCAGTAGAAGATTTCTCTTGTCCAATCATAGACATAATCTGTTCTTGTGACAGACCATCTATATTTGATATTTCATTATTAGTCATGCGACCTCCTTATTGTTAATTATATATCTTTTATCTCTTCAATCGCCATAAGGTTATCTCTGGCGGACGCTATCTTTTGTACTTGTTTATCTACTTCATCAATGTGTTGGGGATGTTCTCCAATACCAACAGAATTATTTAAGTAAATTTCAAGCGTTGCCTTTGCCTCAGATATCTGAGAGTTATAACGATCTACTAATGCTTTTAAGATTTGTGACATACTACCTCCTTACTATCACATTTTGTTACATTTGTCAATAGATAATATGACCTAATATTATTATATAAAGTATTACGCCAGCCATAGCTAAATTAAACCAAAATTCAAATAAATTCACATTACCACCCTTTCTTTTTTTAAGGAAACTTCATTCATTTCTAACCAATTATCGCCTATCTTCAGCTCCGTGTCAAGTGGTACATTGAACTCAACTTTATAAAAGTCATACAAAGAATCAATAACATTTCTAGTTGCTTTGTCTAGTAGATCCGTCATTAATTCTATCTCATTTGGGTGCGCATCTACAACTATGGAATCGTGCACAGTATTTATTAATAAACTTTTTACACCCTTATCTCTCATCATTTTGTAAGCATTGATACATGCTATGGGTACTATATCAGCAGTTGCAAAACCTTGAACTGGATAGTTCTTTATCTGTGTGGAATAACTAGAGCCACCCCACGCCTGTCTTTGTGCATACGGAAATGAATACTCACGGCCTGATGGTAGCTTTACTTTCTTAAACTCTATAGCTGTACTTTGTAAAGTCTCATGCCACTTTGCTATGTCTTTGTACTTCTCAAGAAATGCTTTGTAGTATCTTTTCTCACTATCACTACCTGACATGCCACCATACAAAGGTTTGAATGTATGTGCTTTTGCATCTTGCCTACTCACTCCAATAGTATCTGCGGTAAACTGATGTACATCTACACCATCATCTATATCTTTCATGCCCTGCTTATCCTGTGCTAAGAATACAGCAGTCCTAAATTCTAATTGTGAAAAATCTATCTCCATAATTTTACCACCCTTAAACCTGGAAGATATAACTTTACGAATAGGAAAAGTATTACCTCTTGGTTGGTTCTGAAAGTTGGGATCACGACTTGATAGTCTTGCTGTAGCTGTAACACACTGCATAAACTTAGGATGCAATACGCTATCCTCATTTACATGATCTCTTATGCCATTTACAAATGTATTTAGATATGTATCTATGGCATTGTATCTGATAATTAAATCAACAAACTCTTTCATATCTCCTTGCGCCCTCATAGATAACTTCTTCAGTGTATCTCTGTCTGTTTTAAAGCCACCCTCTGCTACCTCTGAGACACCAACAGGCATCTGATTAAAACCTGCAGTTCTGTTAAGCTGTAAATAAATTACTCCTTCTCCGTTGCAATGAGGGCACTTTGTAAGATTCTTAAATGGTTCTCCATTAACTTTAAATCTTCTAATTAAACCTTTACCTTCACAGTGACTGCACTGTGCTGCTAATGTCTGCTTAATTGTTTTTGTGTTTAATGCTACTAAATCTCTAAACTTAGACTTTGATAGTGTGGGTCTGCGTTTCTTTCTCTTGGTAAATTTATCTATGCCTATGTTAAATGTCTCTGCCCACTTTTTTTTATCTATAACTTTTCTAGAGTAGATCAGCCAAGATAATTGCTCTGTGCTAGCAGGATTGATAGGTGTATCTCCCATCTTCTCTCTTATAATCTTTTTTATTTCCTGTGCCAGTCTGCCAAACTCTTCTTTAAACTCTTGCTCCACAGCATTCAATGCATTTAGGTCAATGTTTATGCCATTTATTTCCATATCTGCAAGCACTGGCAGAAATTCATTCATCATTTTGGCTGATTTAAGTAAGGGTTTGTTACCTTCTTTCTTAAAATCTACCATCTGTGCATCAAACAAAGCTCTTGTAGATCTAACATCTTGCCTACCATACTCTTCAATAATACTCACAGGTATATCTTCAAATGATATTTTGCGTTTCATATAGTCATCTACTGCATCCGACTTCTGAGATATGCTCCTGCGTTTACATATATCTTTTAGTGATAGTGGCTTTCTTAATCCACGAAGTAATATATACTCACCTATCATGGTGTCGTACAATCTGCCAGTGTATTTGAATCCTGACTCCAGTAGCCACACTAAATCAAACTTAATGTTGTGGCCAACAAGTAGTGTAGTCTTATCTAGTATATCTTGAACTGCCTTGTGATTAGATTGTATATCAAAGCTCTCGTGATTGTGATTAAAAAAATAATACTCATCATTAACTCCAATACTAACTAGGCAATTGTTAGGATTAAATGGTAGTGGATCTACTTTGCCATCCACGATTTGAAAGCTGGTCTCTACATCTAATACTGTAATCATACTCTATACCTTGATAGTTGTGGTTCGATATTACAAGTTATCTCTCCATGATAGCCTGATATCTTATTCTTACTTATACACATAACTCGAGTAGTATCAAGCGAATCTAAAGATCCATGCTTACCAATGCCTATAATTAAATCTGCCTCTGCAGCTTTACCAGTCTTTGAGTTCTCCATCATATCAAAAGATATTCTAGTCTTACCATGTGCGTCTGCTGATGCTTGTGATATTGCTATCACACAACACTCATGTCGTTTTGCTATCTCTCTTGCTCCAGTATATACTGCTCTAAGTTTTTCATCTGTTCTTGTAAAGTTGCCAGACACACCTACCTTATCTAACTGATCAATAATGAGGATGTCAGGTTTGTTGCTACTGCAAAAACTGTCAACGTCATCAATAGTCCAATCAACAGTATCCATAAGTTTAACATTATCTTTTATCTCCTTCCATTTTTCTTTTGCTAAATCTAAATTATCGGTAATCTCATCTCGTGTCATACCTGTGTGCGCATTAATTACTCTCATCTGAGTTCGGATTGCAGGTTCCTCATTAATTAACGCACACACTTTTGCACCTTGCGATGCAAATCCTTTTAGCCCACCAACAAGATTAACCCAGAATGCAGTCTTGCCTGACTCTGGCCTTGCAAAAACAATAACTAAATTACCTGGACCAATGCCTGGAACTTGTTCATGCAAACTTGGTAGATTAAATTCAAACTTAGTTTGTACATCTAAAGATTCTAATAACTCTGGTATATCCTCCGTAACTGATTCATGCTCATCTGTATCTTCATCCGTATTATCTAGTAACTGTTTGATTTCATTAAACGATTTGTCCTGCCCGTTAAATATATCTGTAGCTATAACTGCCACCTTGTGTGCAAGATTTCTTTTGTATACTGCTTCAATGATATCTGTGGCAACAGATTCATTTGGCTCTTGCTCATCTTTTATTTCTTGTACAAGAGTTTCAAAGTTTAATCTCGCAGCTCGTGTCAATGCAGGATTATATTTTTCTGTGTGTAAATCTATCAGTTCATCTATTGTAAGATCTTCTTCGTAATCTTTGTGTGCTTTTTCTATTGTAGAATAAAAGTTACCAAGCCCATTGGTAAATGTAGTCTTAGATACTTTGCCTTTGTTTCTTTCGTAAAAATTTTTTTTAAGTAGTAACTTAATTAATTGTCGTTCCTGCATAACATTTCCTTTATCTCTTCTGGTTTAAAATACTTTAGATCATCTTCTAACATGACAACTCTAGTATGTGCTACCATACCTACTTCTCTTGCTATGTCAAATGCTTTCGTTGTTGCATCTCTATCTAATGCTACGATAACATTCTTAAATCTTTTCTTTATTACTGTTGTGTATTCTTGTGGTAAACTTGTACCCATTAATGCTAGTCCTGCAAAGTTATCTGATACTGCACATGCTGATGCACAATCCTCTACTATCACTGCAGTATCTCCACCACCACAAATGAATGGGTATTTTTTACTGCCATATACATACCACTTTGGCAGCACATTGTAATTTAAAGATCTGCCCACACCTCCAATGATCTTGTCTTCATCATCATGCACCATAAATACTACACGATCTAGTGCAGGATCAAACCTCACATCTGCTTTATTAGTATTGAAAGCTGTAAATGAATTATTGTTCATCAAGTATCTGAGACATCTATTGCTGGAGTGGGGAGATATAAAATTTTTTGGTACGATAAAATCTACATCTACTTTATCCTTATCTTGATAGATAAAATGTTCTATATCATGCATAGTTTTCTCAGTGTAGTATGCACCTTTGGCATCACAAGATGCAGAGAAACAGTACCATAATACTTTTGAGTCTTCCTTGCTAATTGAGAAGGTATTATTACGCATGCAAAAAGGGCAATCCATTCTTATGGACTGCCCTTCATCTAACCCTAAATCTTTTATAACTTCTATCTGATCTGCGTAATTCATGTAAAACCTATAGCATAGTTTTTATTTTTTGTCAAGTATTAGTGGGAGCAGGAACGACTAACCTGCTCCCTGATACGAACACTACCTCTCTAGCTAGCTTTGGGTTTTACCATTTGTTCGTATCAAACTTGTATTGGGTACATGTCATAAGATATGCTTTCTATTACATCCCATGATATACCCAGAGTAGCATCGTGTTTGTCTTTGACTGCATGTAAAACTTTTCTGCAGTCTGCGTCTGTTAAGTCTGGTCTTAGTTGCCTAACATCTTCTGTATTCCAACAAACAAATATTGTATCATCTGTGTCATGCTTTGTTCAGGTAGTCCTCCTCTAATTCTGTTATGAAATCATCAACGGTTTGGGCAACTGAGTTAGGCAAATCAGTTAGCAACTCGTTGTGCCAAGTGCCGTCTTCATATTGCCAGTCAATACTCAATGCCCAGCCTGTCGCTATCTTCTTCTTTCCCTCACTCATCAAGACCTACTACTGGTGTAAGTTTCATTTGATTCTTATTGTATTGTAGCTCAACAGTATACATCTGTCCATTGAAACGAATCCAATCAAGAGTCTTAAGATTGATATTACGATACTGTTTCTTAATAGTATCAAAGACAATCATAAACTCTTCTTTCTTTGTCGTTCTCTCTCCACCTCTCAGATGTTTCTTCACACCAAGCATACAGTTGATAACTCTATCCGAGCCATCTTTCTTTGTAAACTTTGCTGAGAATATCTTAGAGCCTACAAGTTTATGTAGTTCATCTGAGAATGTTTGTCGTTTTAGTCTTTGCATTTAGTCCTCCTTTGTTGTTGTTAATA